AGAAGCATACGACGAAGGATATAAAAACGCCACAAATGAATTAAAAGATTAACCCTCTCTTTATAGGAAAATGAAATACCTAATAGCAATAACAGCAATAATCATGTCTATGTGGGGACATCAATCCCTCATAAACATTATAGGAGTAGCCATCTTAACCCTTTACACAGCAACTCTATTGTTTGCTGCGAGATAATATGACTAACAACCAAACAACTAAAGGAGACTACGAAACAAGCGAACTAAGCCATTCTCACTGCTTCAATGACCCGAAACGACCAGACTATGAAGATCACAAGAACCACCTAGAGTGTTGCTTGTGTAAATCTCCACAATCCAAAAAAACCTCGTGGGAAAACATAGAACCAATGCTCAAAACGATGAGAATGTATAACGGCAAAGAGTTTTGTGGTTTATGTGGGCTTGACCCGAAGTTGTTAAAAAAGAACATTTTAAACCTACTTAAAGACCAACGCCAATCTATTATAGAGAAGTTGAAGGGGATGAAGAAGAAGGAGGACTGGGATGTGATGAAAAAAGACTGCATAGAGTTTAGGGGCTACAACCAAGCCCTAGACGAAGCAATTAAATCAATAAGTGAGTAGCTAGTTAGTTAAGCCCTGGTGTGCCTATGAGAATAAAAGTATGGGAGGTTCGCACAACTTTCCTCCCTCCAGGGCCTAGCTAGTTAGTGGGGGTGAAGTAACTTTTCAAATGGTGGTGACGAAACTGACCGCTTTAAGAAATGGGCTTTCCTGCTTAAAGTATGGGTGTGCATACCCTAAGAGTTCAGAAGTAGTTAATAAGAAAAAATGCAATAAAACTTCCATCGTCCCCACTAGTTAGTTAACATGTGTTAACCCGTAAATTAGAGACCAAGTGTAAAAATGGGATACCAAATATATAAAGTAGGACATAGGTGGGGCGGATATGGCGTTCCAGCTACTTGTGAACACCCAAAATGTGATGAGGAAATAGATAGAGGTGTATCTTTTGCCTGTGGTGGTGAACCTTTTTCAGAGTTTGGTTGCGACAGATACTTTTGCGACAAACATTTAGATTGGCGTTATTTTAACGAGGTAAAAGGTAATTGGTGTAGGCACAGGAACGATTGTGATTGTAGAATAGTACAGCTATGCGAGAGGTGTATGAAGAGCAAAAACTCATTTCCTTATAAGTCAGAACACCCTGAATGGATTAGACATTTACTTACTGACGATAGTTGGAAGGAATGGAGAAAAGAAAACCCCAAAGAATTACAAGAACTAACCCCCCACCAATAGATATGGAAAGAATTAAGCTAACACAAGGACAATATGCTTTAGTTGATGATGAAGATTTTGACGAACTCAATAAATACAAGTGGTGTGCTTTTTGGAATAAGCCAACACAATCTTATTATGTGGTGAGAAAGTCAAGAAAATCAGAAGGATTTAAGAAGCAGAGACTTATATTTATGCACCGACAAATAATGAATGTCCCAGTCGGCCTATACACAGACCACATAAACCACGATACACTTGATAATCGCAAAGAGAATCTTCGCTTATGCACCGCAAGCCAGAATCATGGCAACAGACAGTTAAATAAAAATAATACTTCAGGATATAAGGGTGTAAGTTGGCATAAGAGAGACAAAAGGTGGCGGACCGCTATTAGAATAGGTGGTAAGAAAAAACATCTAGGACATTTCAAAACCAAAGAAGAAGCAATGGAAGCCTACAATGAATCCGCTAAGTTATTCTTTGGTGAATTTGCGAGATTAAATAACTAAACCAACATAATGAAGAAACCATATAAACAATACGCAGAGGAGTTTATAAAGAGAGAAAACCTTAATCATGGCCATAAAAACCCAGACGAGTGTTCTCTTTGTGTTTTGCAATATTTTCTCCAATTCCTAGACGAAAGAAAGGTTGTAAACCCCTTAGAGGGGGGTTGTAAACCCCTAGACTCAAGACATGAGGAGGGAGAACTATGTAACTGCGGAAAGATAAGATACAAACTAGGCTATCATAAATGTGTCAAGCCAGAGGAAGACATAAAAACTGACGACTTCTATAAATTCCCACTAGGGACAAAGCCAAAGGAGATAAACCCCCTTAAAAAGTCTGTGCAAAAAAGATTAAACTCTATGCAACTTAAAGATTTATCGGATAAAATACAGGAGTTAATTGACGATAGAAATGAAACCAACTTTAATAAAAAATAATCCTCAATTCTGGTTGCTACTAAAATTCTTTTTACCGGAAATGAATAGAAAAAGAACAATCGTGGCCTTTGCGGATAAGATTTATTCAAGATCACCGATTACTCCGGATCTGTGGGAACATGAGAAGATGCACTGTCAACAGCAAGGTGGGCGGGTTATAACCGCAATCCCCTGGGTTATAATGTACTTATTTAGCAAGAAATTCAGATTTAGAATGGAGTTAGAAGCATATAGGGTACAGTATGAGTTCTGCCGTAGAAAGTATGGATTAGTTAAAAGACTAAGTTTGTTAAGCAGAATGGCTAAGGATTTATCTGGGCCTTTATATGGGGAATTAGTTGATTACCACATGGCAAAGGAGTTGATTGCAGATATTTCGTTAAACAAACATGGTATATAAAAAATCAGAACTAACACCAGAAGAAAAGAAACTTGCCGGTAACAAGCCGGTAGGTTGGAAGCCCACAGAGAAGCAGAAACAGGCTCTTATACGCAATGAATTTGAAATTTTGTATGGAGGGGCGCGTGGCGGTGCAAAGACCGAGGGTGGGCTTGCATGGCTCGTCATGGACAATTATCACATGAATGAGAAGTACAGAGCATTGGTTCTTAGAAGAAATGCAGATGACCTGCGTGACTGGATTGATAGAGCTAGGATATTTTACAAGATGTTTGGCGGAGAGGTTGTCGGTAATCCGGCTGAAGTGAGGTTCAAGTCTGGCGCTGTAATTCGTACTGGTCACTTGAAAGACGCCGAGGCATATACCAAGTATCAGGGCCATGAATATCAGAGAATTTTGTTTGAGGAGTTGACGCATATCACCAGTGAGGACAATTACGAAATGGTAATAGGATCTTGCCGATCCACTACACCAGAATTAAATCCACAGATATTTGCCACTACCAATCCTGATGGTCCCGGCCATAAATGGGTTAAAAGGCGTTGGAATCTAGCGGGAATACCTAAAGAAATAACCAGAAGCTATGACGATAGGCAGAAGTTTTGGAGATGTTTTGTGCCTTCAAGGGTAGATGATAATCCCCACTTGGTTAAGAATGACCCTCGGTATATTGACTGGTTATCTGGTTTGCCTGATGGATTAAGGCAACAGTGGAAAGATGGAAGCTGGACTGAATTTGATATTAAGGGATCCGTTTATGCTAATGAAATCCAACAAGCTAGAAATGAGAACAGGATTAAATTTGTTCCCTTTGATCCGTCATTAAAGGTTCACACTGTTTGGGATTTGGGAGTTGATGACTCTATGACGATTGGGTTCTTTCAGAAATATCAGATGGGAGGGTCAAGTGAGGTCAGGCTAATCGCTTATTATGAAAATTCAGGATTTGGGTTTCCGCATTATGCGTCATATTTAGAGCAAGTCCAGAAGCAGAGGAATTATAGATATGGGAAGCATTTTGCCCCGCATGATATTAAGGTCAGAGAAATGAGTACGGGTCAAACTCGGAAGCAAGCGGCTGAAAAAGTTGGGATTAAATTCACAGATATACCCAAACTATCTATAGAGGCCGGAATAGAAGCAACTCGGTTAATGTTCCCGCGCTTGTGGATAACCACAGAGTATGGTGGAGAAGATTTTTTGGAGGCTGTGAGGCAACATCGTTATGCGTGGGATGAGGTGAATCAGGTTTATAAAAAGAATCCACTACACGATTGGACCAGCCACGCGAGCGATTGTCTAAAATATACAGCTGTTATTGAAAAGAAATTTACAAATGAAAATGTAGATCATAAACCTTATAATCAAGCCCCTTACAAAAGTCAGTCAGAATATGAAGGTGGAGCGGCATCATATCGTTCCAGAAAGTCTCCAAACTTCAAACAAGCTCCGTATAGAAGCGAGAGTGAATTTGAGGGTGGAAAGCATTAATATGTCAAATATAATCTCAAAAACTAAGGATATTTGGGTAGAGCATAAGAAGCAAATGAAGGCTAAAAAAGTAATGGCTGAATTGAAGTTAGCTTATAAAAGAAATCCCATTAAGAAGGCTGGAGTTCAGCAAATTTTAAATAAAATAAGAGAGGAATTTGAGATAGAAATGAAAGAGATTCAAGAGCGACAGGCAAAAGAACAGCAACCATTTTTAGATAAACTTTCTAAAATAAGAGAAGAGACTATGAAAATAAAAGCTCAATCAGACAGACTAGAAAATAAGCATCGGAAAGAAGCTGATGCAAAGACAGTTAAATACATGGAGATGGAATTAGATGTGCTTAATGGTGTGGATAACAAAAATGTGGTATAATTGAATTAGTAGAAATTTCTTTTTTTAGGATCCTACCAAAGGCGTTGTACCTTTGGGTTTGTGGACGGAGGGGTGATGTCAGAGCTAGACTACTATTGCCCACGTCTTTGACGCTCTCTCCACAGGCCCAAGGTTGTAATCCCTACTGCAACATAGGGAACTAGCTTCTGCCAGACATCACCAAGCCTGACAAAATCCAAGAGGAGATCTTGGCTAGTATGCAAGGAGATAAAGACGCCGAGCGTGGCGAGGATTTGGTTTTAAGAGATCATATCGCTAAACAAGCCCTAGATCAGTTCAAGCCGGGTTTAAAGCACAGAGAATCATCAGTAGATCGCTGGAACAGAAATGAGGATATGTATCAGAATAAGGTTGGCCCTGCTTTGGAGGGTCGTTTTAATGTGCCACTTCCGATTATGTCAGGCTTTGTGGACACTCTTCATGCCAAAATTGACGATAAACCAGCGTTAGAGTTCTCATTACAGGGCAAGGCAGACTTCAAGCGAGCCAAGAAAGTAACAGCCACCCACAGGATTGACTCATCTTCAGCAAGAGCTAATTGGGCTAAAAAGGATCGTATATCAAAGAAAATGGCTATCCCGACAGGTATCGGTGGATTTAAGATATTTGCAGAGAATGATCCGAAGTATAAGCATTTCCTAGAGGCGATTGATCCCTATGACTGGGTAGCAGATCCAATCGGGGGTTCAGATGTTGAATTACACAGGTTTGGATTTCAAGACAATATCTTTAAGTCAGAATTTCAGATCAAAGGAGTTAAGCATTATAACCAAGATCAGGTAGAGCAGCTTGTTTCTTCTAATGGAGATGCTGAATTTAAAAGAAATGAATTGTCTCTAAGAGGGAAACTTAATAGATTTTCGGCAATAGGGATGGATATAGATCATGGAGGATTAAAAGATTTTGCCGGAGATAATCTGTTTAGATTGACTGAAGGATTTACAGATTATAAGGGCGAGCGATGGTATGTTTTGATGGATATGGAGACGGGGATCTGGTTGAGAGTTGAGAAGTTAAGAGATGTGTTTGATTCAAAAGGTCGGGGAAACAAAGATGAAAAGACAATGCTTCCTTGGGTATTCTGGCATACACATCCTGATCCGTTTAATTTTTACTCAAAAGCTCCAGCTGACGACATTTATCCGATTGCGTCTGCAATGAGGACTATCTTTAATCAGGGACTTTATAACATCAGTAAGAGAAACGCTGGTCAGCGCGCGTATGATCCAGACATATTTACTAATCCGGCACAGTTAGAATTTAGACCCGATGGATTAGTAGCCGCTTACGCCAGTCAGCAA